AAAATCAAGATCTTTTCTTGACGCTGTTGAAAACAATGGCATTATAGAAACGTCAGAGGAAAGGTTTACCCTTTCTTAAAACTAAAATAAAACTAAGACCAAAACCAAAACTAAGACCATGCCCAAGACTAAATTAGTAGAAGCTAAAAAAGAAGAACTCGCAGCTCCAGTAGCTGCTCCAAGGCTTGCGATATCAGCAGAAGATATCGAGATTCCAAGACTCAATGTTATACAAGGATCTTCGGAAATCGATGGTGACGAGGGTGCGCTCGTTATCAATAGAACCCACACTATTATGCCAACAGGGGGAACTCTTTCAGTTATCCCAATCACAGCAGTAAAAGGGTGGGCAGAAAACGTACCTTTTGGTTCAAACGAAGTAGCAAGAGTTGCTTACACCGCAGATGAGAAACAAGCAATAGCAGAGGATTCGGACTTCGGTACGATTGAGTTTGCTGATGTTACACTTCTTATCCCTGAACCAGAGGATATCGGAGAGGACGCTGCCGACGCATTTCCTTTCCCCATAGGAGAAACCTCTTATGCGATGGGTAAAATCCATGTACGTAAAGCAGCATACCGAAATACGTTCAAGAGACTTGGACTATTTCAAGCGATGAATCCAGATGCTCCACTGTGTGCAAAACACTGGAAGTTTCAGGCTGATCAAGCTACAGCTAACAGAGTCAGTTGGTACATACCACAAATGACTGTAACTAAGGTTGATACCGATCCACAAGTTGTTGATTTCGTATCTAGAATTATACCTGCATAATTATGGGTGATATAACTATAGACGAAAAACTAAACCATCTTGAAACAGAACTTAAAGCAGTTCAAAAAATCAGAGAAGAAATTTTTTCTAAGATAGAAGAACTTGAATTATCTGATGCAAAGATGTCGGCAACATCTGAGGCTTTTAAAGCTCAGATTGATACCTTACAGGAGCTAAAGGCATCTCAGCCTGAACTAATATAAATCTCGTAAGCGGTAGGAGTTCCGCAACACGAAATGGGGGAGTCCACCTACGTGTCATAGGTTTTCACGTAGGTGGACAACTCATCGCAAATTATGAATACAATCGCTATTGATTTTGAAAGTTACTACGACAAAGATTGTTCGGTAAAATTCCTTGGATTACTAGGCTACTTCAGCCATACCGACTTTGATGCCTACAGAGTTAGTGCTGTAGGAGATGAGGGGACTAACTTTGTTGGGTGTCCCAAAGAAGAATTTGATTGGAGCATTATAGAAAATAATAGAGTCCTATCACACAACGCACAATTTGATGAAACACTTTATTTGTATGGAGTTGATAAAGGGTGGTGGAAAAAATATGAGTATGCTGAATGGGTGTGTACCGCAGACTTAGCAGCGTATTCTGGGTTACCTAGATCTTTGAAGGGGGCTACCACCACCCTATACAATTTAGAAGTCGATAAATCTACCAGAGATAACATGTCAGGTAAACGATGGGAGGACATGACTAAAGAGTTCCAAGATGAAGTCGATGAGTATGCCCTCAAGGACTCAGAACTTTGTCTGAAACTATGGCAAGACTTAGAAGGTGATTGGCCTCAGATGGAACGAGATATTAGTTTGATGAATAGAAGGTGTGTGCAAAGAGGTATTCCAATTAATACTAACCTACTTAAAAAATCTTTAGTAACGATCAATGAAAGACTTTTTGAAGCAGAGAACTCTATCCCTTGGATTGATGATAGACCTATACTGTCTAGACAAGCATTTAATGATGAGTGTAAAAAAGAAGGTCTAGAACCTCCTGCAAGTTTAGCTCTTACAGATGAAGATGCTAATAAGTGGATAAAAGAAAATGAGGGCAAGTATAAATGGATTTCTGCGGTACGTGATTACAGAAGGATCAACTCACTTAAAAGAAAGTTAGAAGCTTTTGAGTACGCTACGATGGGAGATAAACGATACTACGGAGGTATCTTATATCATGGAGCGCATACAGGTAGATTTAGCGGTAGTGGTGGTAACTTAAATTTACAGAACCTACCTAGAGGAGAAATGTTTGGAGTCAACTTACGTAGTTTGATATCTCCAAAGAAGGGTAGGAAGCTAGTTGTTGTAGACCTATCGCAAATTGAAGTTAGAACTTTATGTTGGTTAGCGGAAGATCAAGACTCATTAGAAGAAATAAAAGCGAGTGATGATATCTATGAAGCCTTTGCTATCAGGTTTGATAAATGGGATAAATCAAAAGGGGTATTAAAAGATGAAGACCCTTCACTAAGGCATCTAGTCAAAACTATGGTACTTGGTTGTGGTTACTCTGTGTCAGCAGGTAAATTTGCTCTGATATCGGGTATGGATGAAGACGAAGCTGTCAAGGCTGTAAAGTTATATAGAACAAAAATGAAACGAGTTGTGGCTCTTTGGAACAAATTACAAAGGAAGTTGCACGTAGCTTATTCATTAGGAGATGACTTTAACATTGATCTACCATCGGGGCGTAGTTTGGAGTACGGAAAAATACAAACTGCTATGCAATTTGGTAGGAGAAACTATGTAGCTCTTATTGCTAAAGGAGCTAAAAAGATTCCTGTAAAACTCTACGGAGGACTTTTAACAGAAAACGCATCTCAAGCACTTGCAAGAGACATATTTTCTGATATACTCACCCGCCTCGAAAATAGAGGGATGGAAATTATTTTCCACGTACATGACGAAGTTGTCATAGAAGTGGATGAGAAAGATGCAGAGGAAACTTTGGATCTTGTCATAGAAGAAATGAGAACCCCACCAGAGTGGTTACCCGATATCCCCCTAGATGCCGAAGGTAAAGTTCTGGATAAATACGAAAAATAACATGCACCATTATAGATACTTAAAAAACCTATCAGACCACCATACTAACACTTGCGAAACACTTACAACATTTAATAAAACTCCGAAGAAGTTTACAAATAAAGAAAAGCGTAGGGCATGGATGAACCATCCAGACACGGACTATGTGTTCTACTCTTTGAACGAAGGGACAATAGCCTCTACAAGAATATCTAAAAGGGGTGGTAACAAAGTAGAAGCGATGTATGGCTTCGTTGTTGAGTATGATAACATTGACCCTGATTGGGATAAGGTAGTAGAAGAAGTACTTTCTAAATGTGGACCGTTCCCACCAACGGTTATAACTAGAACTCCTTCTGGTGGTATCAGACTTATATGGGAGTTTGAAGGAAAGCTTCTGATAGATTACAGAATGTTTAACGCTTTTGTTAAAGCACTAGCAGACAAGTTAAGAGTCAGGCGTATGTTTGCAGGTTTTGATGAATCTTGTTTAGATGCAGCTAAGTATTGGTTTCTAGGTGAGGTTATTCATGTTACTGAAAAAAGACTAAAGAAAGACTTTTATAAAAAGCTATTAATAAAAACTAGTATTAAGCACCCACCACAAGCACCGACTGCTTTAAGTATCCCACTAGAGGTTATTGAAAAAGAAGTGCGGAAAGAGAAATATAAAGGTAGATGGACTTCAGGGTTTAATGTAGGGGATAGAGGACCATTGTTCTGGATAGATGATGGTATAGAAAGAGATGGTTGTCAGGTGACTCTAGATGGTATGGTATGTTACTCAGATAGGGCAGGTAAAGGTTTCTTAACTTGGAAAGAAATATTTGGGCAGACTTTTGTAGATGAATATGAGAATGCAAAACTAGACCACCTCGTAGATAAATATTGGTTTACAGGTAGAGCTTTCTACACTTTCATCAATGGAAAAGCATGTACCTTAGATAAGGATCAACTTAAACTAGAACTGCGACAGGCAGGTTTTAGGACAACAAGGAATGGGCAACCGCTAACTGAAGTAGAAAACGCTATCTTAATAATACAACAAAACAGTAGGATAGATGAAGTAGCCCCTATTATATTTGATAAAAGAAGGATAGTAGAGTCAGGGCCAAATAAGATTTTAAACACCAGTACACTTAAACCAGTACAACCTGCGGGAGACGCTGACAAAAATAAATGGAAGTTTATAGATACGTGGCTTACTCAATTCTTTAAAGACAAAGAATCTCTCGATTATTTTTATGGGTGGCTACAAAGAATTTATTCCGCCATCTACGAGAAAGAGTCTAAACAAGGACACGCACTTATATTGGTAGGACCGACAAACAAAGGTAAGTCTCTGTTGTCTAACAAATTGATTGGTGGTTTACTTGGTGGGTTTGCTGATGCTTCAGATTACCTTAGTGGTGATAGTAAGTTTAACAAAGAATTAGGTAGGGTAGCTGCTTGGGTTATTGATGATACAACTTCGGCTGCTTCTTTTGCGGAACAACGTAGGGCCACTGAGCTAATTAAAAAAGCAACAGCTAACCCAAGAATTGAGTACCAAGCAAAGTTTGAAGACACTATAACTATAAGTTGGGCAAGTCGGGTAATCATGTCTTTGAACATGGACCCTACCAGTTTGTCAGTTATACCTGCTTTAGACTCTAGTAACAGAGATAAAATACTAGCACTACGTATTTCTGATAATGCAGAAAGCAACTTTGCCAAACTATTAGGAGTCGAAGAAGCCAGTAATACTATCATAGAATCAAAGATAGCTGAAGAGCTTCCATACTTTGCTCAATGGTTACTACACGAATTTAAAGTTCCTAAACACATAAAGGGTGACTCAAGATTTGGTATCAAATCTTTCATTGATCCTGAGATAGAAGAAGTTGCTTTTGCTAATTCAACAAGGTCTATTTTAATTGAAACAGTAGAATTTTTTGTACGTAAGTTTAGAGATTACGATCCTACAAGAACTGTATGGAGAGGGTCTGCTACAGACTTCATGTCCCTTGTGACAGAATTGAATGGTGGTAAACCATTAAATAACTTAACTGTGAATACAGAGTTTATGCGTCGCAGTATGCAGTCGCTAGAAGAAGCTTGCAAAGCTGATTCTACTATCAGACCAGTCACTTCTCAGTACAAGAAACACAACAAAATTTATTCCATTGATTTAGATCCAAAATGGGATATAAGTGATCTTGATGACTAGAGATGAGATAAACGAATTCTGTGAAACAGTAGTTCCAAGTGAAGATGTTATAGTCCCAGATGATCTTGATGAGGCTTTCATTGGAGTTGCTTTAGATGAAGATCCTACACGAGCTGTGTACTCTATAGAAAGATGTATACAAATTTTATCTAAGGAAATGAAACCAGATGAAGCCGAAGAATATTTCTGGGTTAATGTAGCAGGGGCAAGAGGTGAAGGGTATCCTATCTTTATATCTACGCCTGAAGAAACTTATTGAAACAACGTAGGCGACTTTAGATCGCCTATATCAATATGTAGCCCAGAGGTTTTGTACACAAAGCCATCAGTATCTTTATCACCTCTATTCTTATACTCAGCTTCTTTCAATAGTTTTGTGGTAGGTAACCACCC